TTTAGCAGTGCAATATCCACATTGATGCTTGGGCCTGCGCTTAAACTGCGAACAAAAGCCGCCGAAAGATAACTACCAGCACCTACCGTTTTTCCAGATATCGAGGGGCAACTAAGCGTAAACTCAAAACGCTGGAAAGACGTGGTGATGTCATAATTTTGAGTGCCAAACGCTACAGCACTGCTGCCACCGGAGCCAAAACTTTGCGTCAGTTCAATGCTGGAGGTGTGTGCAGAACTAGCCTTTGCGTAAAAGCTCAAAGTTATAGATTGACCTGACGCAGTGTAAACATCCTCTATGCGTGTCTCCAACACACGGTTCGCGGTTGCAGCACCAAATGCAAAGCGAAGAAAGTTTTTCGGAGAGCCGGGGACATCGGTTTGCCCAGCAGTAAATGTTTGCTGTGAAATTGTGTCGGCTGAATTGGCTTGAGCACAGCGCATACGGTCAAGCGTGTATGTCCCGTTTGGGGCTGAGAAGCTGGCTCCGCGTTGTGAGATAGCAAACGAACCGTTCACCACAAGATTCCTGCCCGTGATACCACCCGCATCAGCCGAACCGGCCAAGTCTGCAAATTCTCTTGCTCTGCTCATTCTCCGGCCTCCAGTGCTGCGACCTTTGTTTCTAGTGTCTCAATCTTGGTGATGGCTTCGCGTAATGCTCCGGTGAGCAAAGGTATTAACTTGCTCTGATCGATCTGCTGATAGATGGGGTTGTCGTCATCGTCTACTGCATCTTTATTGCCGGTCACAGCCTCCGGCACGATGGCCTGTGCCTCATGGGCAAGAAAGCCGTCCACATTTGCGGCATCAAGCTCGTCCACAATCCAGCTAAATCTCTTGGGAGAAAGCTGTTTGACCCTTGCGATTGCGCCGGTCATGTCAGCTATATTTTCCTTTAATCTGGCGTCTGAACTTGTGTTGTAGGAGGTGTTGGAACTAGTTGTAATGATACTGCCAACGACGCTGGAACCATGCTTGAACGCAATCTTGTAGCCATTACCACTATCCCCATTCATCAGGATATTGTAGTGGCCGTTTGTCGATGCGCCGTTGATTTCTAGATTTGCAGATGTAGACCCTACATTTTGTGAAATGATGGTTCCGTTGTTATTAATACGCATCCGTTCTGTGTCACCACCAGCACGGAATACCAGACTGGCGCTATTTGCAGCCTGACCAATGCCGAAAATACTAGCGCCTGTTGTGCTTGTTCCTGATGTGAACTTGATGCCAGCACCGTCACCGGCTGTTGTGCCGGGATTGTGAAGCCTAACGGCATCTGCTTGACCAGAACCGTTTGCACCACCGTTGTCGATGTGCAGAAAAGTAGATGGGCTGGTCTCATTGATGCCGACGTTGCCGCTGCTGTTAATACGCATCTTCTCATCAGCAACATCGACGACATTTGAAATGTCGCTGTTGTCTTTGATATTGAATGTGATGTTTCCAGAGCCGCCACTAGCACCACCGCCAACATAGGCAATAGCTCCACCTACGCCTGTGCCGTTTACGTCTGCACGGTTGTGGAAGCCGATTGCGGAAATGCTGTCATTGGAAGCGAATGAATTGTTAACCTGCACTCCAAAATCAAAGGCTGATGTGCTGGTCGATGAAGTTTGAGTTGTCAGATGACTGTTAGGAGAAGTTGTCCCGATGCCGACGTTGCCGCCGAAGGTTGCGCCACCGTTGAATACAGCCTTACCAGCATCTGACATATCCAGCGTCAAAGCCGATATCTCGCTTGAGCCGTCAATGCCATTGAAGATAATATCTTTATCAGCGATAGGATTAAGAATAAGAAAGTTATTAGTGCTGTCTACAAACCGACCCCACTCTGTGCCAGCATGTTTTAGCCGGATATCTGCTCCGTCTGCATCGATGATGACATCGCCAACAGCATCAAGCGTCATGTCACCGCTGGTAGTCGAAATGGTGTTGCTGTCAATGCGGATGTTGTCCACGTCGAGCCGTGCTGTGATATTGACATTGCCAGCAAACGTACCGCCAGCCGAAGCAGAAACCATGTCAGCCGTGGTAAAACTTTTGAACGCATAGATATTTATGAGACTACCAGCAGCAGCGCCAGTCGCCAGCACAACAGATGTGCCGTTGGTAGCTGTAAAATCTGACGGGTCAAGGACAATGCCGTTCATGACCACTTGCAGATTGTCTACCGTATAAGACAGCGTGGCGCTGTTATCGTCAGAGCCAGAGAATGTGGTCTGGTTTGATGTCGCTGTGTATTCGTACAGGATCAGGCTGACATTGCCAGCAGATGTGGCGGCAATCCAGTTGGCTCCATCATAGACCCGCATCTCGTTAGCTGTGCTATTAAAATATAACGCACCAGAAACTAGGGCATTTCCGTCATTGTCCTGAGATGGATTGGATGATTTAGGTCCAAGATACCTGTCATCAAAACTATCAAAACTAGATGCTGCAGAAGATGCGCTTGCCGCAGCCGCTGTCTGACTTGCCGCCGCCGCTGTGGCAGATGAGGCCGCCGCTGTCGCAGAAGCCGCACTATTGGTCTCAGAGGTCGAGGCATTGCTGGCAGAAGTCGCCGCTTCGGCAGCTTTTGTGGTCGATGTCGCAGCAGATGTCGAGGCAGAGGAGGCACTTGATGCTGCTGCCGTTTGACTAGCCGCCGCCTCTGATGCCTTAGTCGTGGCAGTTGTAGCATTTGCAGCCGCGCCTTGGATAGCAGTTATATTAGACGCGTTTGTATTTACTGAGGAAATGTTAGATGCAACCGTGCCAATATCACTAGCATCAGCAGCAACAGATGTAACATTACTACTAATACCGGCTACTGTAGTTACATTTCCGCTAATCCCGGCAACAGTGCTTACATTGCTACTAATCCCAGCTACTGTTTGGATAGCGTTTGTAGCATCGGTGCCGTCTTCAATATCAGCCAGCGTTGCAATATCAGCCGCAGCAGCAGAAACTGTCTGTACATCAGAAATGCTAGGGCCAGATTCAACCGCACCAGAGGATGCGTTAAATGCCAATGTCTTACCTTTACGGGTATTAACATCTGGTAGAACTAGACTTGCTGCTGCATCGAAATCAGTAAGACGAAGAGAGCGATCAATACCATCTTGAAGATCAGCAGCGATAGCAGTAAAGCGATCCAACTCTGTGTTGAGGGATGCGATATTGAATGGACCAGATGTTTGGAAATCTGTCGTGCGCTCGTGATCGATGTCCCTCGTGATAACCACCGTGCTACCGCCAGTGGCACCAGTAACAGACATAGTGATAGAGCCAGTAGAACCACTACCGCCACTAGCAAGAGTATAGTGCGTAGTCTTTGTTTTCTGGGTGCCATCAACATATACGTTGAGATCATCGAGATCGAAGAACTCAAACGGAACAGTGAACGTAGTTTGCGTTACACCTTGAGAAACGCTGTAACTAATACGCGGATCATTATCTGAAAGGCTAATCGTCATAGTTTTCTCCTATCATGCAGCGCATCTGCTATCCACGCACATTATTCAAACCAATCAAGCAGGAATGAAATCAATGGAGATGTTGGCGAGTTGTAACCAAACTGCTTTGCGGCCTCTGTTTCTTCTCCATTAAAGAATTGCTCAGCAGCCTGATACCAAGCAAACAACATACCCGGTGCTGCACCGAGAGGTTCAGTAAGTACATCACCTATACTTGGATTATATTTAGGTTTGAGGAGAGCTTCATCGGCTGTCATTACGCCTGTGCCGATTGCAACATGTGTTGCTATATATGCAAGCTCACCATAAACGCCCATGAGGCCAGATTGATCGATGCTGCGCTGTAGAATTTCTGTATTACTGCGCTTCTCAAACCACCACGGATTACCAAGTTGTTTCAGATGCAGAACACTGTAGCCCAGCCCGATTAAAGCAACGCCGCCAACAAGACGATGACGCTTCATAGGATCAAACATACCAGCAGTAATTCTATTAGTAGCGCCAAGCATAAAGTTGAAGAATTGGAATGGCATAGTCATCGCTTGGCTTTCCAACCGGGCAACCTTGATAGATGCTGATGACGCCCGCGTGTCGACCTCAAGACCAATCTTGTTCATCCACGGACGATGGCGAACATATACAACGCCATCCATAACGCGAGGCTTATCATATGAAGTAGCGTGTAGAATGGTGTTGCCAATACCAGCATTCATAGCTGTATTCCATTTAAGGAGAATCTCTCGTTCCGCTTTTGTAGCTTTTGGCCAAGCATCAACATTGGCATAGATGTAACGATCACCTTTTTCATGAGGATATGATGCAATGATACGTGCGTCGTCCTCGTTCAAACCCATACGAGCCATATACTGCACATCAGCTTTTGACGCTGTGTTGTTAGCCATTTTAATTAAGACATCCATGTAATGACCGGAGCGATGCACGCCATCAATCATTTTAAACCAGTACGTCAACGTACCAAGACCATTACCAAGCACCGGAATATTATAATATGCACGTGTAATAGGATTAAAAATTCGCTCTTGCAGATTGGGATTTATGCCTTCGATGTTGTCAGCAATAAATCTTTGCTGAAAGCCTCCGAGTGCAAGTTCGTTTGCTTCACCAGAAAGACGAACAACATTTTTTGCTTTTTGCATCAGAGCTTTATCAAGTTCAGAGCGATGAGCAAGGAACAGATTCCCGGGGCCACGCTCCATTATGATATTTCCAACATCAGTAACTGACGCAATTGATGCTGCATCAAGATATGACATGCCAGCAATCTCTTTGAGAGCCTTACCAAACTGAGCATCAAACCGATCTGGGCTTTTAACGTACTCACCCATCGTCCGCTCATAATCGAAAAGAAAGTCTTGCCGCAATCCTTGTATTTTCTTTTCAGAATATCCGGCAGCACGCATATCGACTTCAAATTCATCCAGGATTTCTTCGATACTGCGATTGCCAAAGTTACGGACGAACTCCATCCGCTTTCCAACACGTTGCGCATAGCTGTGCAACACACGCGGGTCTTTGATAATAAAGTCAGAAATCAAATGCTCTGGAATATCAATCATACGATGACGCAAGTGCTTGCCTTTTGGCGCACCAGCAGCCACATCCATGATTGTGATAGGCTCACCCTCTTCTAAGATTGCAGCAACTGCGTCTTTCGCAATTTGTTCTGGTGTTTTTGTACTGCGCACAGCCTCAAAACGCTGTGTTTCTGCATTATACATTTTCTTGATTGGATGATTCCTAATCCAATCAGCAAAGATTTGTTCAAGACGCTGTCTTTCCGACTCACTGCTTAAAATCTTGCCTTTGTCATAGTAGATCGGGAACTGATATCGTTCTGCAAATCGAGATTCAATTAGTTCTTCAAAGAACTCAACTTGCTTTTGCATACTCTCCAATGCTGCTGCTTGCTTCTCTGTTGGAGCAACACCCTTCGATGCGTTTTCATCACGAATCGCAGCAATCTTTTCATTTAAATCGACGACGCGCTGTTTGAACCATGCTCCGTCATAGAGCATGTTCAAATCTTGCAGGTCCATCTGATAATCTTTGAAAAATCTATCGAGCACCTTTACAGCTTGTTGGTTCTCTGGAGACAGATCAGTCAAATCAAGTCGCCCAGCAGAGTGCATGAGCTTTGCATCTACAATTCCACCGAACCATGTATCGAATGTTTGTTTTTGCTGAGATCGTGCAACAAGATCATCTGTGTTATATCCCAACACTTCAGTGCTTAAACCTCGACCAAGCTGATCCTTTGACCAAAGCTGCTTCATTTCATTGATTGTTGTAATGGATCGAGCAACATGTGTCTTTGCACGACGAGCAACTGATTGATGTTGTGTTCTGCCTGTTTCCACATTAAGTGTGCGGAACTGATCAACACCAGCAAGTAAGTGATATGCACGCTTCATCAGAGGCGTGCCATCACGCATAATGCGTTTGCCGGGTGTTGTAAGCATTCTAAACGCTAAAGAGCTAGTGAATGGTGTTTCAACTAAATCACTGCCTTGCGCCATGCGATCATAAGCAATCTTATTTGTATTATTAATATAAGCAACTTTTGCTGATTTGGTCGGCCGACCTTTTGACATTTTGATTTCATCACGAACAGTAGCTCGAATGATTTGGAAATCAGACCATTCTTGTGGTGTGAGAAAATCAGATTCTTTGAACGGACGCGCACCCTCAACTTCTGGTTTTACCCAAGGCCGCTTATCAAACTCTTCACTTAGAGCTTTTTCATCGATAGTGACTTTCTTGCCTTTGATAGAAACGCCGGGAGTATCACCACCACCAGCTTCTTTTTGAGCTTGTTTGTTTTGTGTGACGCGCTGCTTTTTGAGTGTGTCTAACTCTTGACCAAGTTGTTTACGTAATTGATCTAGTGGAATATTACGCGCTCCCTCAATGGGAGCTTCAGCTAATGCTGCTGCGAGTGCTTCTGGTTCATCGAGAAGTTTTTGTATTCTAGCAATTTCATCATCAAGCGTTTTGAGTTGTGACTGTCTTGCTGCACTCACTGACGGTGGTGCGGTATCATTAGAAGCATAGCTAATAGTACGTCCACCAAATGACTCAGGTAGTGTGCCTTTGCCTTGGAAAATTTCATCGCGCATAGCAGCGCCTTTGCGCACTGAATTATAGCTGCCACGAGCCATAGCAGGCACAGAACCAAGAATCGTGCTTACCGCTGTCATAGTGGCAAGATTCATTCCAGTTTCAGTTGCAGTATTTGTTCTATCAAAAGGAGCGCGTATGCCTTCAGATACTAAACCAGTAACAAAACCACCCCGTGCTGATGCAGCAGCAGCCTGCCTTACTGTCATGCCACCCTTGGCCATCAAGCCAAGCTGTCCCCAGACAGGAATTGCAAAAGCAATATTCATAGGGTCAATCAAAGCAGCAACCCACATACCGCCAGACCACATCCCAGCTTCCGCTAGTGTTTGCTTCTCAGCCCTGCGTCGATCAATGTTTGATGTGATGGACTTAAAATGTTCTTCGTCTTTGGCAAGCGCTAGTTCATTCAATTCATCTTCATACCCAGCGATACGTTCTGGTGTGAATGGATCAAACATAGGATCATATGTACGAGCGCCAAACTCTACTTGCTCTGCCGCAGCATCAAGCAGCGGCCTGTAGTTATATGCAAAGGTTGCACGAAATGCTTCGCCAAAGCTCACACCATCTGACGGTCTACTTTCTACAGCGCCAATATCTCGTGGGAGAACGTAAGAGCTTTCAACACCAGCAATCATTTAATTCACAATACCTCTGCGTGTCAGATAATCTTCAGCCTGAGTTCCTGTACCAGTTAAAGATTCTTCAGCTTGCTCTATCACAGCGCTTCTAACATTGCGTGCTCTTGCAATCTTTGCTTCAAGGTTTGTTTTGAATGCAGATTGCATTTGTGAAGACTTGTTAATCTGATCGGTATTGATAGTAAGTGGCATACTAGAGCCATTACGACGGACATAGTTGCCCTCTGCATCAACAACAGTCCAAACAATTTTGCGATTTGTTGATTGATTGCTGGGCCACAAAAAATGTGTCTCACCGATGACATCAGTTACATTACCAGTGTTAGCTGCAAGTATGTCATTAGCCTTGTTAAGAAAAACATTATAGGTGTTACCACGACTGCCATAGAATGTTTCAGGTGCAAATTCATGTCGTTTGTATTCAAACCCATCTGGTGAACGAATCAGGTTTGTTTCTCCATAAATTGCTTGATAAGCATCAGCAACAACCTTAACAGCTTGATCTTTTGGCAAAGAGCCAAAAGCACGAATTGCAACAGGCATAAGTTTTTGAATGGAGCCGGGAGTTAATGGCTGACTAAAGAACGTGCCATCAAAATCATCCTGATTTTCAATCATAAACTGAGAGATGATTGATTCAGCAGATTGATTGGGTTGTTTGAATAGTATCTGAATTTTTGATTCGAGTTCTTTCAGACGACCCGATCCCATATTTAAGAAGTTTACACCGTCTGCAACACGATCTGCTCCGAATGTATTTGCATAACCATGCACAGCTTCAAAGAACATGAATGTTTCATCTGTCATGCCTTTGGGCCGGTGGACGGGACCAGCTTCACCAATACCTTTGGTAGACAGGTTGTAAAGTGTAAGCAGATTTTTAAGACCCCCTTCTGTAACCTGTATATCGCCACTTGCAACACCATCAAGAGTCGCTGCAAATGACTTTGGCAATATGTTTCCATTTACCATTACAGAAAGCAGTTGATCGTTATCCATAATTTTTGAAACAGTTTCATCGAGCGCCCATCCTGTTACATCTGTACGAACACCAGCCGCTGCAAATCCTGCATCAAGTCTACTTGCTGCTTTATCGCCTGTTACATTTGAGTTGCCATCACCCACTTCATTCATAAGATTTGTAACAGCAGCAGCTTCAGCCCGTTCTGCTAACTTCGCACTCCATGCGCCATGTAAAACACCAATTTGGTTTGCAATCACACGCCGACTAGCAACACTACCTATGCTATCAAGCTGATCTTGATCGATCAGTTTCGGTGTCATGTTGATACGTAGTTTGCCATCATCATCAAGTTCTGATGAAGCAACACCCATCGTTGGAATAGAATCGTTTGCATCTCCTGTAAGAAAAGCTCTCCTTAAAGCAAACACACCTTCTTCATCACCGAGATTGAGTAGTCGATCTGTTTCACGATATGCAATCTCACCGTAGTAGGCTTGATCGACTTGATCTGTAATGCTCTTAATAAATTGATCTGTTAAGCCATCTTCAGTGCCAGTTTCACGCATATCAGCAAGGATAGCTTCACGCATTGCATTTGCACTGCCGTATTTATTGTCTTGTACTAATGCTCTGACAGTATCAACTTGATCTGCATATTGAATTTGTAAATTTTCAAGACGAATACGTTCTTGCTCTCTTGATTCTGCTAACAGCATTGCATTGTAATGCTGGTTCTGAACAATCGTTGAGCTATCGTCAATCACACGATCAGTAAGGAACTGAAACTCATCCGGCACAGCATCGCGCATCCCAGAGATAATTGTCTGGGACTTTGATATAAACTCATCAGATGTTTTTGATTCTGAGCGTGCTTTAATCAACGCTGTTTCAACATCGACTTTGAATGCTCTAGCGTAGTCACGCTCAAGAATGGGGCGAGCCGCGTTCCGTGCAACGCGGCTCATATCTTCTGTTATATCTACAAACTGTAACTTGTTTGTTTTTTCGTCACGTATTGGAGCAGTAAGAGCGGCTTGTTCACCAAACTCACGTTGCTCAATAACAGCATCACGATACATTTGATCGGCAATGCGATTACTAGCACGCTGCATAGCTTGGCCAACAAGACCACTACCAGTATCTGTGTTGACCTGACGAACACCTGTAGTAAAAATTTGGTTGCCTTTAGACTTAATCACACCAGCCATTAACCAGACCTCACATCCTTGAAGCGCAAGTGATTCACATATCCAGACGACAAACTATCGAGCAAAATAGCTCTCTGTTGATTCTTGCCTCTTGCAAGAGCAACAGCAGCTTCAAGGTTAGATGCAGCTACAGCATTTAATGTGTTCATTGTATTACGTGCTACATCTGTTCCAGCATCTTTGCGTAATCTGCGATTGATAGCGTCAATGCTGCGATCATCGCGTCCCATAAAACCAGCAACAGCATTGTTTGTAGAGAGAGCAACAGAAAGCTGATCGAGCCTTTGATTGTGACGCTCAAGGCCCATTAGTCTTGCATTCTCACCTTCGATCTTAGCTTGCTGCGCACGATAGCGTGCTTCAGCACTGGCATTTTGCATCTGGTTAATAGTAGAGAACGCAGTAAATGCAATCAGAAACGGGTCCATTAGATTGTCATCTCCATAACAAGGCCATTCAATGACAACGACATTGGCGCTGATTGAGATACAGTTACTGTCGGGTCACGATCAAAGCCCAAAACAAAAAACTCTTTTTTGCCAGAAATCGCTGTGCGTGCATTACTAAAATCATCATTCACATTTCGAATAATCAAATCAGTCCCGTCAACAGACACTGACAATGTATCTTCAAGGTCAAGAATTACAGAAGTAATCCTGCGTGGCTTACCTGTCATTGGACCATTCTGAACATTGCCATCAACAGGCAGAGTTTTCATCGTAGGTGTAAAAGCAAAGCCAATTGAAACAGATGATACAGTAGCATCAACAGCAGATACATCCACATTCCCAGAAGCAACAGTAAACTCGCCAAGATAATCAGTGCCATTTACAACCTTTACAGTAGCCCCATTATTGAAATTGGAGCTTACACTAAACACACCAGAGCTACCGGAATATGTATTGCAGTAATCCATTGGCTGATCGGCTTGGAACTCTTCAATATAAAACTTGTTTGTACCGCTCCCATCATCTCGCACAGTAGCCGTAAACAAACGCGTGCCTACGGCACAAACAGAATGGAAGCTGCCAGTTGTCGTCCATCGCATCCACCCTTGTCTTTTGTCAGCCCTCATCGAATAAAAAACGGTGAGATCACCATCGCTGCCAACATAAAATGCAAAGCTCTCAGGCTTGTCCATTGCGCCCTTAGATACAGCCTGTTGCCATGGATTTGTAATTAGATGTGATGAAAGAACAGACAGTTCAGTTGATACATATGCACCTTCAGTATCACTGAAAATATATTCTCTCACAGCATTACCAGCTTTTTGTACATACAGTGTTGCACCATCCAAAGGCTCTGGTCTGACAAAGTTTGAGCCAAATGGTGTTTGTCTGCGAACCTGTGCTGTTGCTGGTGTTACTGGTGTTGTTGTAAATGCAGGAATGAAAAATTCTGATTCACTGGCAAATATTTGCAGATCACGATTTGATACCAGATGTCTTATCTGATCAAACGTACCAACAGCACCAGTCACATCGATAGCATCGTCATCATTGCCATCACCTACATCAAAATTAAAAAACCTATTACTTTTCGACGCCCACAAATGATTTGGCTGCGCTTGTGTGCCAGCAAACCAAAGACGCCCTTCATGGAAAGTCACGGCGGCAGGATACCCACGCAAGGAGGAATACGACTGTTCAGCCCACTCTGTTGTAGCTGCACCTGTCGCAATACGTGGGGAGCCACCTCCTACCGCCGTGCTGGTGGCATTAGCTGCGGCTGTGATCTCATACGTATTCTCATCGAGAACAGCCGAAATAGTTCGTGTTCCATTTATATTAGAAGCAGCAATCCCACCAACTGCTGCTGCACGATCAATAACAATGGATGCAGAAGCAGATAAACCATGCAGTGCGTGAGTTACCAATACTGTGCTGCTGCCCTCTACTGTTTCCAGAGCATCTATAGCAAGCTGTTGACGCAGTGTACCTTTGATTGTTGCTGTTACTGTTGTTGCGTTTGTAAACCCAGTAATTAGTGCATCAGTCTGGCCAATACGCAACGTCGTACCAACATGACCACTTTCAAAGTAGTTGGAACTAGATGTAAGCGTTGCTCCACTACCACTCGTTGCAGATGATGTGAGTGTCACGGCAACATCTTGAAAACTATGATACGGCTGGAATGTTAGATTATTATCTGACGATTGCTCGAACTCAAACGTATCAACTTGGAAGGTTGTTAACCCAGTGCGAACCAGTTTACGAATCATAAACGTAGTGTGATTTATAAACATCACATCGCCAGCTTGCGAAAAAGTAAGCTCGCCTAATTTTGCTTGAGTCCACGGCAAGGCACCCGATGCTGTATCGGCAGTCAAACCCTGTATGTGAGAAACTGTCCCATTTGTTAGCAATCGGTATATATCACAACGCGCATTTGAGAATGCGATGATGTACTGCTCATCATCAGAAAATACAAATGGCTCTAATCGAACCTGCATACCTGTTGCACTGCTTGAATATGTAACAGCACTTTCGGCAGCAGCCCAAATGCGAGTGCCAGCACGCTTCTCTAAGCCACCCTCAGAGCGAATAAAGAAATTGCGCAGCGTTTGAGCGGCGCGATTATAAACTTGGGAATCTGTACGAGAGCGTAGGTTTGGACTAACTTCACCGTAGTCGAAGCTGGTTAGCGGTACTCTGATTCGTGCCATTAACTACGCCTTTCAACTTTGAACCTGTTCGTTATCAGCTTACGCGTAGTTTGTTGTTGTGAATCGAGAGTGCGTGCTTGAGACATAGCAACTTTGTATTTCTCATCCATGATTCTCATCAAACCATCATCACGCGCAATCGCAGCCGCAAAGATTGCAGCAAGCTGATATTCTACTGCCAAAGTAAAATATGAAGGCCAAGTGTTCTCTTCAGCCCGAAAGGTAAAATCTGCAACTACTTGATCTGCTTCATTCGTATCGGCAAATGCCTTATCGCCATATACAGTATAATCAACAACTAGATCATTCACTGTCAAAGCATGAAGCATCAGCAGACTTGCAGGAAGCTGATATGCCTGATCAAAACGACCAGTTGGCTCGTCAGACAATAAGTTTAGAACTTGTTGATTGGTTGCAAAGCGCCATCGCGCCATACATAAAGATGCTCGTGCAACATCCTCATACATATTGTTAGCAACAGTTGCTTCTGTGCTCGTATCATCAAACGATGAAATCGGGTTGGCCCCGATAAGTGTCAATGCACGAGCGGCGATATCAACAGATGAGTTTGCTGCGCTTGATGTCATCTAATGGTTTGGACGGCGAGTGCCTAGTGTACCCAGACCAAAGGTCGCTCAACCGCTGGGAAACACCCGCCGCCCAATCTCCTTAGTCGCTGTCGCTTACGGTCAGAGCCGTGCCGTCAGCAATATCAACAACAGAGCCAGTGTTCGACAGAACAACTGAGATACCCATTGTTGGTGCATCGCTATCATATACAAAGATAACATCACCAACATTCAGCATACTAGCAGCATTGTTGAAATATCCTGACACACGAACAGCAGTCAGAGCGTCAGTCGAGTCATAGAACCAAAGGCTATGACCACCACCGCCTGCCATGCGAGTAAGACCAGATGCAGAATAAGCCATGACTAATCTCCCTCTTAGTTGTTGTCGAGGACTTCGTAGACACCGTTGTCATCAATAACAACTGCGCCCATCGACATCATCGAGGTGGTAAGGTGCGATACCTTCTCAGGGATATAGTTTACTTCAGTCGAAACTTCAGAGTTTACCCCGATACCAACCGCATTCTGATGGTATGCGATATTCTTACCAGCAGTGATTGCAGAGGTTGAGAAGATGTTGAAACCAAGAAACTGCTTCATAGTCATGCCGCCTGCGAATGGCAGATTCTGCTCACCAACAAAGTCAGACGATGCAAACTCGTTGATAAGGAACAGATCAGCAAAACCTTTCGGGTGCATCGCAAGATAGCGTTGGCCATCTTCCGGTACATTTGCAGTACCAAAGGTTTCAAACAGAGTCAGAAGATCAGCCTTTTCTACGGCCGAGCTTGTGTCATGGATTTGCGTAGAGTTCGCACCCGCATCCATAGCGGTGTAGATAAGCTCGTCAGTCTTACGACCAAGTGCAGCAGCAGCCGAGGTGGCTACAGCTTGACGCTCATCAATATTGGTCTTGAGTTCATCGAGCTTGTCGATGTACTCGGCTGCATAATGGTCTTCCATCGTCGCCTCGACGTTGGTGTGTACCAACTCCATAGGCGTGATATTGCCGTTACGCGATTTTGTGGAAGCAGTTCCTGCGCCGATTTTTTGGAAACGAACAACATTTCCGCTCACCTGCTGATTACGAATAGTGTTCTTTAGCTTAGAACCCATACGCTGATAAGCCATGTGAACTTCGGACTCAAACTGCTTGATAAAGGCGGTATCTAAAGTAGACGCCATAACAACAGTCCTTCCTGTTACAAGATTTTACAAGTCCCGGTTGTCCGCGTCTCTCGTCATATGGTTATCCGAGTGGGCCATCAGTTTGACGCAGGCCGTTCGTCCTCCTCGAATGACACTTCTATATTAGATGCGCAACGCACAAATCTTAATACTTCGTAGCTATTCACTATTGTTGGAGTATATGCAAAACAAAAACCAAGACTACGCAACCATTTAATGCTGCGCACATGATCAATCGGAACAACATTCTCAAGGATATCATACTGCGTTTGGAAATAAGAGACCATGTCTTTCACCATCCTGTGAAAGTCCAAAGCATGATCTTCGACTAATGGTGAACCAAGAAGCCAGATAGACCCGATGCGATCTTCTGCATCATGGAAAGGCAACACGCCACCCATGCAGATTGGTGTTTTGCCAACCAAGGCTGTGAATGTTTCAGCATCATTTATAGTAAGAGGTAAGTGTAAAGCCCGCCACGGTGTCGAACCTTGAATCATACACTCACGCAAATCTGTCAACCGGAGGAGGTGTTGCAGCTTTCCAGCATGAGTTGCCGTAGCAGGCTTTACCTTTATCTGGCCATACCTAGCCTTGATACATTTTGGAGAAACCATCGTCCACCTGCTTCACAAATGCTGGATCACGAGCGCCTTGTTTCCAATAGCGTTCATCCATCATCATGGAGCGCAGTTCGTCTTCAGACAACTGGGTTCCAGCTTCTACATTACCAGCAACCGGAGTTATGTTGATTGCTGACATGACTTTTTCGAGGACCTCGATGCCTTGGGCTGTTTCACCAAGACGTTCAACAGCATCATATTGTTCCTCACTAAAGAACTGGTTTGCCCATAGCTTAACAGCTTCAATACGAGCGTCAGCGTTTTCACCGAGCTTTGTGTGTTCTTCTTCAAGATCGATACCTCCGGTAAGGGCATCGACATACTTCTCAATCCCCGCCTCGAACTTATCTTGGCCAAAGCCATGATCGTAAGAAAACTGCGCCCACCAGTTAAGGAGATCGTCACCAACAGCCGCCTCTTCATCAAGGGATTCTGGGATAGTATAATCACCAACGGTGGCTGGTCGATCTTGCCATTGTTCTTGGTGCAACTCTTCTTTGACTGCTGCACGCAACTCTTCGTCAGTCTTGCCCAACTTGCTTTCAAGATGTGAATAAGATGAGACAAGGTCTTCTGGGGTTTTAAACTTTTCAGGAAGCCACTCAGGACGTTCTACGGATTCAGATTGGATACCGTCAACAGGTGCTTCGGTTTCTGCAACCTCCACATTATCTGCATCATTCATCAGTTTTTATCCTTTCGGCATGTTTGATACGACGTTCGATAACGCCAACAAGATATCGCTGACCCTCTAAATGTCTGAGTTCAGCATCACTTACGTTCCCTCCACTGACTGCTTCAATAGTAATAGAACGCAAATACCTCAACACCTCTTTACCAGAAGCGGTATTGAATAATTGAGATATTGTTAATGAAATTTGTTTGTCAGCTTCTTCAGCACGATTAAAGCCGTCAAGTCTGACCTTCATTTGGTTGGACATTCTGCTGCATCCCCTGCATTTGTGCCATCGCCTGAACGATTTGTTCACGCTGCGCAGCATCTCTAATCAAAGTGTCTGGGACACCAAACTTCTTTGCAAGATACGTTGCAGCCTCTTCTGAAGAGACTAGCAGGTTTACCATCTGTGGTCCAAAACGACCACCTACCATTTCAAGAAAACGATCAATCGATGCAATATCTTGATTTGCTTGAGCCTGTGCGAGGGGAGATACAGAGCGAACCTTTACCTCACGACCATTCAGTGTTGGTATTTCAATGCGACCTTGCTTCTTCAGAATAAAGACAACACGCTGAAGTACAGGTTGGATAAACTCTGCTTGCAAACGCCCGAAGGCAGAGCCGATGCGACGGGAGAGATCAGCCATCCGCTCTGCTACTTCAGTCGCTGTTGCAGGTGTACGGTTTGGGTCACCAAGCATATCATTATACAAAGCACGTTTGATATTGTTACGCATATCACTGAGGATGAGATTCGCAACATCAAACGAACCAGCGGCACGTATTGGCTGTAACCCAGAGCTTGTCGGTGACTTTGGTATGATCGTGCCGGGAATCAGATTGATCGTGTCTGTGTTGATAACACCATCATCATCCATCTGATAGATGCCGCTTATAGCCATCTGTGCGTTCTCAAGCACAAGTTCGATTGTGAGGTTAGTAGTCTTAATAGCCGACAGAGAATTGACAAGTGGACCCCGCCCATACACTTCACCTGCCGCTTTCGACCAGCGGAAGCAAACAAAAGGATTTGAGCCAGCACCCTCAAACTCCTCTTCGTATAGCAACTCACCATCTTCTTTAGTGATAACATAGAACGCATGTCGTTCTACGTTTGGCTTATCATACAGCTTGCAAACAATTTCGATAATTTTGCATTTACGATCAGGCTGATTCATTACCTTAGACGCCATATCCGCAGACAAAACAGCCTTTGGATATGCAATAGGTAAATCTCTCATTCGCAACTCACGTTCACGATAGACATGATCAATACGATCATCAGGTCCATTTTCAAGAACGATTTGCGGCAATGGCACGGCGTTAAACCGCACAGGGTTGATTGCATCCCCTTCTTCTACAAGAAGACATCCAGTTCCAACTGCAAGGTCTAGGAAGCTCTCGTGCGCTTCTTGCCCGAAGTTTGAGTTTTGGATGATCTCGAAAACATATTCCGTGACTTCATCCAGTTCATTATTGATGCGATCTTGATTAACATCTTCAACTTCAGACCCAGCAATAAAATCTGCCCACCTAGCAAAGTTCGGGCAAATGCCGTTCTGCAAACGTGAGGCAAACTCTTGCACGCCGACAACAGCCGTTTCATCGAATATCCGATCATCTCTACGTTGACCGGGAGACATTTTCGTAAAGCCTTCACGTTGCGGGAGAGCATATTCATAACATTCATCAAACAGGTTCTCGAAAAGTTGACGGTGCGACTTAGCTTTTTCGTACCGTTGGAGGTAATTCTTTGCCAAGCCGTGCATTACTCATTCCTATTCGGGTTGTAAAATCCGATGCCGCCACTCTGACCAGTAAGCAGAGAGCGTGCGCCAGAGCCTTTTTTACGACGAGTCACCTCGCCCTCAAGGGCTTCTTGCTTGCGCTGACGCGCATCTGCCATTTCTTGAGCCATACGTTCTTGTCGTTCTGCTTCGACAGAAGGATCAGGACCGGGAAGGCTTGGAGTCTGAAATACACACATATCTGTCTCTCAAGTGGTGGCTGGACAGTGTACGTCCGATTTAATCTCGCCTAAGCCTAGGAACCAGCGAAAACCACCTTTAACGCGCACCTATTATACAAAGCAACGCACAAATCACATACGCGCCCATAAGCCTTGCCTACGCTTCTTTGGTTGTCTAGTGAAAACATCAAAGTCTGTTCTTGCATTAAACGCACGTCCTTGTGCATTGTGATTTAAAACCTGACGACCTTCACCAGCACCAAGCATCAAATATTGAAGGGCATCATGGATATGACTAAAGCGATTCTTCTCCGGTCGATCATCATAACGCTCGCCAGAAACCTGTATGCGGCGATACGCATAACCACCTTCAAACCCTTTGATCAATTCTTTACACCTATAGTCAATCAAAAAACCTGCATTACCATCAACCATCCTGTTGAGCGGTGTGCTTACAGCTTCAAGCCTCAGAGACACATCATTACTCGGAGCGGGGCGAGCTACTAAGCCAGCACCATGCAATACTTGAAATGGTGTCGATTCATCTGTCTGTGCTCGAAAGTCACCAGATGGATCACCAAATATATGAACGTCACAGTTTGCATAGCGCGTTGCAATCTCAGCACGCAACAGTTCAGCAAAACGAACAATACCCATATCAAATGCTACAATCTCTTGCAGAATAAACCAGCGGCCACGCACCTTCTGTCCAAACACAGCAGCAGGAGTCAAACCAAAGTCTAGGCCACAGTAGAGAGGCATTGAGTCAGCTACTGGAATCTCTTCCTTGGCTATGTGTGTATCGCTAACAAACATGTTGTAGACAGGCTTGCCGTCTTGGATAGTGCCAAGTCGATTCATCACATACACGTCTATCCATGTCTTACCCTTACCTTGTATTAGATTTGGATAGTAGCTCTTGAGCATGTGCTTAGCATTCTCAGCCTCTTCATTGACAGCATAACTTTGAACTTCACCATCTTCATCGCGCTTTTCTTTCATGCCGGGAGGCTGAACGTAAAAGCACCAGTTATCAGGCTTCACCAACATCTTTGCTTCAGAAGCAGGGATGTGGTCAGGGATTGGAACCTCCCCCGCCATGATTGGCCACCAATGATCTTCTTCGGGAGCATTTGTATCTGCAATAACACCGGACCAGCTAGGGCCACCCTCACGCATTGAAGGGAAACGACCAACACGCATAGTACACGCATCAATAATCGACTTTGGTATTTCTCGTGCTTCGTTTATCCAGATGCCTGTAAGCTCAAGAGACAACAGCTTCTTCACATCCTCAGGACGATCAAGAGCAAGAAAGATCACCTCAAGCTCAATGTCACCCTGTTTAATATTATGCGTATATGGCACAGACCACGAGAACTTACCCCACTGATCTTCGGGAAACCAGTCGAGCCACGTTTTGATAGTTGTTGTTCGCAGTTGCGGGTTGGTGTTACGAACGATAGCCCAGCGACTTTTTCGTTTGCCGTCACTGTTTTTCTCCTGCTGTAAGGCCCTGCGGAATACTTCAACGCAGCAAGCTACAGACTTGCCAGAACCGACAGGGCCACGAATGCCACGAAAAAACGTGTCATCCCTCATAAAACTTTTGAGCACTTCACCATCAGGCTTGTACTTAAATTTCATCTACCTTGTGATCCTTGCCAATACGAACAAGCGTGGCAGCGGTTTCTGGTCCAATAGTTGCTATGAGCTTGTCTGCTTCATAGTCAGTGCAAAACTCTTTTGGAAAATATTTAAAATGCACATGCTTTACAACCTTGCGTAGCAAGCGCCGTTCTTCTGGCTTGAGAGAATGCAGAAAAGAACTCATCTGTATCTCGCTGTCTTTCTTGCTATTTTTTTAGGCTGTTTGACAAATTGTTTTCCGGCTTTTTTACCTCTTCGCTTTGCTCTTGAGGTGGCTGCATATTCGCTGGCCGAAAGGGATTCAATAGCCGCCGTCGGGAGGTAACGCTCGCCTGTAGCTTTTGGACCCTGTGTCGAGGGTTTGCCACTCTTCGTCCTCCACTTCTGTTTTGTCCAGTTCATCAATGAGCGTTGTGACTTAGAGCGCGACATCAGGTGCCGACTTTCTTTTGAGCAGCCTTATGTGCCTTGGTAAATGATTGTCCTTTGGACATCAGGCTTCTCATAAATTTCATGTGCTTTGATGAGTGATGCTTTGCATGCTTTAGCAAAGTTTTCTTTTGCCTTTCGCTGAGCTTCATCGGTAACCTCCTCCAGCTTTTTTGTATTGTAAAGCAAGCATCTGAGCTTTACGCGCTGACCACTGACCGGGAGCGCCACCTTTGCCACCAGCCTTGATGCGATTGAAAAGATTCTTACGCATCGTTGGCTTGGTATAGTTACCGGCTTCGTTTACGCGAGACTTCTTTTTCATTACAAGCCTGTCCCTCTTCTGCCCGGGCCACGAGATGCTGCTGAGCTCCTAGCCTGACGCAAAGGAATCATCGAGCGACGATTAGTATCTGTTACTACTGGATTAGTAGCAGATGCTATTGGACGATCTGGCACTTCCGAGTCACGCTCTCTTGCATTTTTTGCAGCACGAGCACGATTTGCTTCTGCAATGGTATTATAGGAAATACCACCAACAGTTAGATCATCACGACCCTCCTTAAGTATTCCGGTATCTGGATCACGTGAGCCAATGACATCACCACTTGATCCATACACAGGGTCTTGTCCTGCTTGCAGACCACGGATCAATCGCTCTGCAAAAAAATTGCTCATAGCATTTACAACATTCAACACATTGCCGCCGGGAACAAACGGATTCACAGTATCATTTCGATCATCAATCCGTTTTTGGATATTGCGAACAGCAAGGTCACGCATCTCTGGTGTAGATGGACGCTCGCGTGGGTCGTCAGTTGTTGCTTGCCTGACGCCAGTAGCTTTTTCAGCTACCTTCCCACGACCGCGCTCTTGCTCATAGAACCCAGTCTCAGACATGCGAGGCTGCGGACGCCGCTCGACAAAGCCAGCCTTCAGATTAGTCGGAAGACGATCCGATGAATCTTTGGTGGCACCTTCCTTGGGTTCTGGAGAGCCAACACACATTACTTCTTCTTTGCTTTCATAATTCTGTTTTGAAGAGACTTAGGAAGTGTCTTCTGTTTTGCCGTAAGACCGCCAGCCTTCTTAGCTGCTGCTTTCTTAGGACGACCACGTTTTGAACCATAAGTTCCGGGACCCATAGGCATTAGGCTTTACTCCTCTTCTTCTTCGCTTTGTTACGCTTAGAAATGGCTGCTGCTTTACGCTTCGCATCAGCCTTCGATGAAGCTCCCCACGCACGTAGCGAAAGAAGCAAACGAGTAGGACGTCCTTTGGAGTCACGCTCCGGTCCGGGCATCCCACCCATTCTTGCAAGGAAACTCGCACGACGCGGGTTGTCTCCTGATCGTACCGGCGCTCTTAGCTTGCCGCCTTTATAAGAAGCACGCCCTTTTGCATTGAGGCCCCCCTTCGGATTTTTACCTGCCTTGCGAGTCCAAGCTGGAGTTTTTGGTTTTCTAGCCAAGTCTTCTCGCCTCAACAGCTACAGTATCTTCATTTGGCTCAATCGAATCTATGAGCCTTTGCCTTTTTGTTGGCTTTGATTGAGGCACAGGAACAGATGGCTCACCTTTCAGTTGCCCTATCTGATCTCTGTAAACGCCAAACAAACTAGATTCATCTACACTGCGCTCTACAATTTCTGCCGTACCTTCAACCGCAAGCATTGCTTCCGCAGGTGGAAAGAGAGCATTGAGAGCGGTATCAAGCAAACTCTTACGCTCTTCATCCATAGGAGTGGCTGGGAATACTGGCGGGATATTATCATTCTCAAACCAAGTAGGCCTAGGTGATGGCCTATCTTCTTCTACTGCATCTTCGGGAGGAATAAAGATATCTACATATTTTGCGCCGCCCTCTTCTGGCGATACAGTGTCTGGCGCAAACTGGTTTCCAAGCACGCGCAGGTATGGGTACACCCTACCCATCATGCCTTTATCTTTATTCATACTGGATCGCCGCATAGCAGCTTTGAACTGGGTGACAAAATCAACGTCATTGCCTTGATCTTGCATCACCTCCCCTATCTCTTCGAGATATTCCATCACAAAGCTAGGGTTGCTTGAGAAGTCATACTTATCAGAAATACGATATCCTTCGCCATCACGCTTCACAGAAAACGTGCCGAGCATCATCTTCAAATCTGTAGAAAAGCCCTGATCTTCAAAATCTTTGAAGAAGCTACTGGTGCCAAAAAAATCATTGGTCAGGCGATAATCAATCTGGTTAGCGCGTAACGCACGAACCTCACGATCCTTCCCTGCCGCTTGATACTTTCTAATATGCGCAGCAGTCGTTGCATCGTCTTTGTAATAGTGATCGCTTATCTTGCGCAGGACAGCCAAAAGCTCAGGCGACACGCTCTCAGCAGTCAACCTGTCAGAGTCCATAAACTCAGGAAGCAGTGAGTTGAATGCGGCTTTTAGAAAAACTGATTGATAATCTCTCATGCCGCATCTTCATCGAATAGTTAACGAGATATCAACGCACAAATCGCGCACGTACCCATAAGCCAAAAAACAACAGAATCAATGCAGGCTGTAAGAAAACAAACAGAATCAAGTTCCATGCTTCATAGCTTATGCCTGATGCAGCTTCCATCCACAGAATGACATCGACGCAGTAAAGGAACCAGTAGTTGACTTGCTCTGTCATAGCGACCTCCTAGTGCATATGTGCAACAAGCCTTTTTTAGCAGGAATGTTTGTATAGGTCCATTGCAGTATGCCTGCCGCCTACTTTTTGCCCCCACCCCCTACATCTACACTCGGCCCTAGCTCAGATCGATCGACACAGATATCTCGCCTGCGTGTAGGTGCATCATCCTGTCTGGACTCTTGAAGCCAGCCCTGTCGAGGATGTCCTTGCTTGCCTCCAGCTGTACGTACTCTGACCGTGCGCCCTGTGCCAACTGCATTACCTTTGCAGC